GGACATTCTTCCCCATCACTTTGGCAGAACCGTAGACGGACACGTTCGATTTTTTGATTATGGCTTCAGCAAACGAATGTATGATTTTGGATATCAATAATGTCTACTATATTAACAGAATTACTTCAGATTTTGGTAGAGGACGAGGTTCAAAAGACCCTTGAACCCTTCGATATCACTCGTCTTGATGACCCTGCACTGAAACCTGCCGAAAAGGTCGAGTATGCAAAGAAAACCTTGCCATACATAAACGAGGGTTCATCCAGGGCAGTGTTTGCCCTGTCTGAAAAGGAAGTTCTAAAGATTGCCATGAACAGGGCAGGTATTGCTCAGAATGAAGCAGAACACAAGCTTTCTAAGGAAGAAAGAGCCAAGGGCTTTGTGGCCGAAGTGTACCAGTTTGGCAAAGGCTTCTCTTGGTTAAGGTCAGAGAGAGTTGTCCCTGTGGCATCTTTCGATGAATTCAAGGAACTAAGCGGAATATCATTCAAAACATACGTAGAAATGATGGATGAATGGCTTTCCTCCTCGGAGAGTACAGAAAGCAAGTTTCTCAACGGAGGCATCGAGAAACTTGAGAGAATGTTAAAGACAAACACTAGAATTTTGAAAGACCCCAAGCTTTTTTACCAAACCAAGCAGCGTATAGCAAGTTATAAGCTAGCCTGGAAGTCTCCTTTCTTGCGGGCGATGATGAAGCTTGTTAACCGTGACTTACAAATAGGGGACGTTGCAAGAATGCAAAAGGCGTCTCAGGGCAAGCACCTGGACACAACCCTAAAACACTACGGTCGTACCTGGGACAACAGAATTGTTCTTTTGGACTATGGGTTTTCCAAGGCAGTAGCGGACGTATATTATGGAGACGCAGGAAGAATTGCCACTGCTGCGGATGAGCCCCCGGAACAAACAAGCGGAAGTCCTTTATTTGTTTAATCCAGGGGGATATTTATAGTTAATCCCTATGGCAACTTTAGACAGAGACACGAACATAATCCGCCAAAACATTCCAGCGCCGGAGGCGGGAGAGTCCCTTGGCCATCTGCCTTCAGGCTACGGCGACGGGGGCGGAGCCCCCTCTGAGCAATTCACGATTCCTCCTTGTGGCATTGAGGACTGCGACAGGGCGATGCACGCCCTTTTCAATGAAACAATCAAGTTTTCCATTCAGACCTACGGAGGTGGACAACAGGCACTTTATCTAAAAAAGCCTCAGGTCATCTTTGCCACCGGGGAAAAGTTTGCCCTAGCTAAGAAGCTGCGCCCACCAAGGGATAAAAACCAGGTCTTGCTACTTCCTGCCATCTCGATCAGAAGAACAAGCATCGATCAATCTCCCGACGATATCACCAGCAGAGGCATCAATCAATTTACTGGAGATTTGGTCATAAAGCGTCGATTGGCTCCAGAAGATAGAGATTATCAGACTCTTTTGAACAAATTTGCCTTCAAGAACATCCAGAATCTCCCTCACTCGACCGACACAAAGAAAATAGAAAATCTCTCTGATGATCACGAGGTCAAGGGAGGGGTTTACATGAACCCGCACTTTGGTCAAAATATATTCGAGATATTCACCATCCCCCAGCCCCAGTTCTTTACTGCCACATACGAGGTCATTTTCTGGACTTCCTATCACCAGCACATGAACTACATGATCGAGACCCTTTTGTCGTCTTTCTTGCCACAGGGCAGGATGTTCAGGCTTGGAACAGACAAGGGATATTGGTTTATTGGATATGTGGAGGACAGCTTGTCGTCCCAGGACAATTTTGATGACTTTTCTAACACAGAACGAATTATCCGATATAATTTTACAATGACCGTAAAAGGATTTATTCTTGCCCCTAATGGTCCAGCCAACCCAGTACCTATCAGGAGATACCTGAGTGCTCCCACGGTGGTCTTTGAGATAGATGAGACGCCAACTGGGGATATTTTAACCGAAAGAGACCTATCCGTTCCCCCGCTTGAGAACAAGAATGATAGCAAATTCTTCCTAAATGACATAAACCAAGAATCCAAAACAAAAGAAAAACCAACAACAAACGATAGATTTCTATTTAAAAAGACCTTTATTGATCCAATTTCGGGGAAAAAGACAATCAAATATATTAAAAGAATCGACCGAAACCAACGGAAGGGAGAATCTGTTTACTCTTCCTCCGATATAGCAACCCTACAGGAGTTTTTATTGAATGAGGGCAAGACATAAAAATTGGGAAACGTTTGTATTCGCTCTAATTAAGTCAAGGTTGTAGCCTCACTATATCTTAAAAATCCTAAAAGAGGAAGCACACATGGCAGAGCAAATTTTTAAAGCACCTGGATTTTTCGATAGAGAAATCGATCTAACTGTTGAAATACAGAGCCCGACCGGTATTCCGGCCGGAGTTATAGGAACCGCACAAAAGGGACCAGCCTTTGTTCCAGTAACCGTAGGTTCTTTTGCTGATTTCAACACCAAGTTCGGCACTCTAGACGCAAAAATGCCCGCACCTTATGGCGTGAATCTGTTCTTGAAGAACAAATTTGCCCTAACGTTTATCCGTACTCTTGGAGCAGGAGCAAACGAGACGACAGCCAACATTGAAGCTACCAGAACAACGGGCATTGTTGTAAATGCCGGTTTCAAGCTTAGTGGTTCTGGCGTAAATCAGGGCACGGACCTCAGACACAATCACACGGTTCAGTTCATCACTGCCCGTCACGTTGTCACCGGCACCGAAGTTGCTGGACTTCCTATGTTTTCGGACAACGACTCGTTCTTCACAACAGGCTCGGCCACGGACGTGCATCTTGTCCGTGGTGTGCTTTTTAGTGCCTCCGGCACGAGATTGATGGTTCTCGACACCAACGAGTCCTTTGCGGGTACCTCGGATGACTTTGCAACTCCAGACTCAAGCAAAAAAGTCAAGATTGTTATTTCTAGCTCTGCCGGTTCTTCCTTCGGGTCCACCGACGGAAATGCAGGCGTGAAGATCGTAACTGCCTCGTTTAACCCAACGAGCGATGACTACTTTGGCAAGGTTCTCAACACGGATCCGATTAAGTTTGGAACAGAGAAGCATCTTCTTTACTTAAACTTTGCAGTAGACGATGAGATCGCCTCGGTCTCTACCGGTTCTAAGTCGGTCTGTATCGCCTCCGGTTCCAACAACGTCTCCCAGACTTCTGGAGACACCTCCCTTGTCTTTAGAAATGCCTTCGGCAGATTTGACACAAGATACACTACCCCAACAAGTCCTCAGGTTATTTCTCAGCCATTTGGTTTTACGGAATATGACCTTTTTAGATTTGAAACCCTCGATGACGGTGACTATGCAAATAGCAAAGTCAAGGTTTCTATCGCAAACGTTCAGGCTTCCACGGACCCCAAGAACCCATACGGAACTTTCGCAGTTCTCGTTAGAACCTTTGGCGATGACGACGTAAATCTAGAGATTTTGGAACAGTTCAACAACTGTAACCTTAACCCAGATAGCGAGACCTACGTTGGTCGTGTTGTGGGAGACACCAAGGTCATCTTTAACTTTGACGTAGAAAACGAAGACGATCGTCGTCTTGTCAAGACCGGCAAATATCCTAGCCGTTCTAACTTCGTTCGTGTCATTATGGCAAGAGGCGTTGAGGATAAGATTATCCCACCAAAGTCCCTTCCTTTCGGTTTCCGTGGCGTAAACGTTTACAACACGAACCCATTGCTTACAGACGCAACTTCCTCTTTGTCGGCCCTTACCCGCCTTGGAGCCTCTGGTGCCGTTGGTTCTACCGACAACAGACTGCTTCACGCAATCGTACCACCTCTCCCATTCCGCTTCAAGGTCACCCGTGGAGCCATCACGTCCGCAATCGGACCTGTCGGTACTCCTGGTCCAACAGAAATTGCAGATAGTCGTTACTACTGGGGCGTAAAAGTTTCCAGAAACAACAACGACGTTCTCAACACCAACATCAACGGCGAAATTAACGAGCTTGTTAAGGCATACACTGCTTTCGAGGGCATCAAAAAGCTGGACGTTCTGGTAACTGGTTCTCAGGCAGATTTGTTCAACAACAACAAGTTTTCTCTTGCAAAGGTTGCTCTTGGCAACACTGCAATCACCGACCTGACTGCCTCCGTGGACAGCCACATGAAGGAAGCAGCATATCTTAGAAACGGTCAGTCAAATCCAAGCGATTACAAAATCAATGATACTTTCTTGAATCGTATCACTTTTGCAACGCTCTTGCAGACCGGTGATGCCACGACCTTTAACCGCTTTTCAAACTACATGAAGTTCACAACTGTTATGTTCGGTGGTTGGAACGGTCTTAATATCCTTGACAAAGAACAAGGAAATATGTCCGACAAGGGAACCTCTGCCGAGAACAACGGCGGAGCGAACGGCTCGTACACTTCCCCGGGCTTTGCCACAAACCAGGCTGGTACCTCCAGGAGAAACAACTCTGTTGCCTCCTATCGTGTGGCCGGAAAGCTTATCACTGACCCATTTGTGAGCAACATGAACGTGTTGGCTGTTCCTGGTCAGAGAGAGCCACTTGTTACGGATTTCATTGGTGAGGCTGTTAGGACGTATGGTCTGGCAGAGTATCTTATGGACATTCCATATTACGACTCTGACTCGATCCGTATTTTCGATGGCGAAACTGGAAGATACGTCTCGGTGAATAGAACCGCCGACATGTTTGAGAGTCGTGCAGTAGACAACGAGTTTGTCGCTGCCTATTTCCCAAACGTGGTTTTGGAGGATGCCGTAAACAACAACAGAAGAGTACAGGTTCCTGCCTCTGTGGCTGCCCTGTCAGCAATCGGATTTAACGACAAGGTTGCCTACCCATGGTTCGCACCAGCAGGATTTAATCGTGCAGCCCTTGATTTCGTCAAAATCTCTCAAGTTAAGGTCAACCAGCCAGAACGTGAGAGACTCTACGCCGTTAGGGTTAACCCAATAATCAAGCTCCCAGGAGAAGGTTTCGTTATCTTCTCCCAGCAGACGCTTGAGCAGGCTGGAACTGCCCTTCAGTCCATCAACGTCAACAGAATGGTAATCAGTATTAAACAACAGATTATCGCTGCTGGCAACTCCCTCATTTTCGATCAGCTTACCCCGGCAATTCGTCAGAGATTCGTGGATTTGGTTAAGCCAATATTGTCCACCGTTCAAATCCGCGACGGCATTGAGAGATTTGAAATCATCTGTGATGAACGCAACAACACCCAACAGGATAAAATTGCTAACAGAATGAATGCAAGTATTAAGGTTATTCCGGTGCGTGCAGCTGAGTTCATTGCTATTGACTTCGTTATCACAAACAGTAGCATTCAGTTCGTTTAAAGAGGATTTTTCCAAAACAAAACTAGGCCAATAGTTACATAAAGCGCAAGGATATAGAAAATGACCGAGATAAACTTTAAATCAGCAGGCGTATCGGCAAGAACGATAAACCTTACGGGTCCGACTGCGCTTGTGCCAGTTGGCATTCCTGCTGGCGTGGTGGGCACGGCTCAAAAAGGACCTGCTTTCGTTCCCGTTACTGTTCCAACGATTCAAGATTTCATTGTTTCCTTTGGTAAGACGACCGATGGTGCCGTAAATGGTCCCCTGGCCACAAGTGAGTGGCTCAGGAATGCTCAGGCTGCTACGTTTTTACGTATCCTTGGCATTGGTCTTGGCGCGGCTCGTACAACCTCGGGTCAAAACAGAGGCAAGGTATCAAACGCGGGTTTTGTTATCGGTGACCAACAGCCTCAGAGCACTCTTTCTGGTGCCCTTGGATTTAATACCTATGCCGTGACCTCTTCCGGTGCGGACGCTGGTCCTCTTGGAAGAATGTACTTCCTCGGGGCATTCATGTCCCAGTCAAATGGTTCCACCTGGTTCTCTGAGGCCGGGCTTTCTGGTTCTGGTCTACCGGTCGTTAGAGGCATGATTATGGCTGCCTCTGGTGTGGTTCTAACCCTGTCTAACTCTGCTGGCGGAACGAACTCCGCACCTTCCACGACCCTTGCGGCTGCTGGTGCAAACATCACAGGATTCCAGACCGGCTCTGTCGTTCTTTCTGGTTCAAAACAAGAATTCGTCATGCTTCTTAATGGTCACAGAGCCCTTGACCTCTCGTATCCAAACGTAGTCACGGCATCCTTTGACCCAACAGCTCCAAACTACTTTGGAAGCATTTTTAACAAGGATCCATTCCGCCTGGAACAGGCTGGATATGTTATGTCTAACTGGTGGGACATCTATTCCTCCGTGGCAACTGTTACGGGCGCAGGAGCGGTTGTCTCTGGCGGAACGGGAACAGAAAGAATCGCCTTCCTACTTACTGGGTCTTCTACCAGAAACAGCGGTTCCACATCTGCTCCAAACTTTGAGAACTTCGAAGATAGATTCCGTACTGCAAGATCCCCTTGGGTGACCTCCCAGCTATTCGGCGGCAAGCCACAAAACCTTTTCAAGGTTCACACCTTGGATGACGGCGCCTACTCAAATGGCAAGATTAAGATTTCCATCGAAAATATCGCCCCAAGCCTGAGCGAGACGTACCTTTATGGTAAATTCGACTTGCTTATTAGAGACGGTGGCGACACTGACAAGAGCCGTGCAGTTCTGGAACAGTGGAGAAATTTGTCTCTTGATCCAAACGCAGACAACTTCGTTGGAAGAGTGATTGGTAACTACAACACCTTCTACAACTTCCAGGCTTCAAATGGCGAGCAAAAGATCGTAGTTGAGGGCGATTACCCCAATAACTCCAAGTACATCCGGGTGGAAATTGCCTCTGGCGTAAATGATGCCAACGTTGATTCCACGGCACTTCCAATGGGCTTTAGAGGAAGTCAACATCTTGTGGTTTCTGGTACCTCCCCAATGGGTGCCTACACGGACGCAACAAACTTGGTTGGAACGAATCCGTGGTTTAAGCTTGCACAGCCACCAGTTCCCATGAGAAGAAATGTCTCTAAGGGCGCTTCTGGAAATACTGTCGGGGACCGTCAGCTTTACTGGGGTGTTCAGTTTGAAAAAGTTATCTCTATCTCGGAGTCTAATGCTTCCTTGGTACCTGATGACTCACTCGTGTCCTTTGCAAAATATCTGCCAAACTTCCACACGGAATGGCAGAACGTAGTTCTCAGAGACAACGAGGACACTGTTGACACGGCCGCAAACGGCATCCTGGACGCTGATCGCTTTAACAACAACCTCTTCTCTCTTGAGAAGATCAGAGTTCCATATATTTCGGCCTCTAATCTTCCAGATATCAACAATCTTGATACCTGGACCTACGTCCGTCAGGGTGGTATCACCACAGACACGGTAGCCTTTACCCGCGCCCTTACGATTTCCGACCTTGAGGACCCAACGGTTCGCCAGGCAGCCAAGTTCTCCTTCTTTGTTGAGGGTGGATTTGATGGCGTGAGAATCTTTGACAGAAACACCCAGTATATGAACAACGTGGCCGTGGTTCAGGAGTTGTCAAACGGCAACCGTCTGCTTTCTAACGGTCCTACGGTTAAGGCATTTGAGCGCGCCTTGTCAATTATGAACGACACATCTGAGTTGGATGTTCAGATTTTGACTGTTCCAGGTATCCGTCACGAGTTCATCACCGACCAGGCTCTTGCCGTGGCAGAAAATCGCTTTGATGCCATCTACCTGATGGATATCCAGGAGAAGGACACCCAAAATAACACGATCGTCGGAAATGATGACCAAATCGTCTCTGTTAGAAACACCGTTAATAGCTTTAGGGATCGTGGTCTTAACTCTTCCTTTGGTGCCGCCTACTTCCCCAACGTTATTCTGAGAGATTCTCTCAGCAATGTCGTTCGTGAGGTTGCCCCGTCCGTGGCTGTTCTTGGTGCCTTCTCCAAGAATGACGCCGTGGCATTCCCTTGGTTTGCCCCAGCAGGGTTCGTTCGCGGTGCCCTTGACACAACCCAGGAGGCTGCCGTAAAGCTCTCCAGGTCCAACATGGACGATCTATATCAGGTCAACATTAACCCGCTTGTGGCATTCCCAGGTTCCGAAGGCACTGTTGTGTGGGGACAGAAGACCCTTTACGCAAGCCCAAGCGCCCTTGAGAGAGTGAACGTTCGTCGTCTCTTGCTCAGCCTTCGTCGCCAGATCCGCAAGGTTGCAAACCGCTTCTTGTTTGAGCCAAATCGCGAGTCTACTCTGTCAAGATTCCAGCAACTTTGTCAGCCAATCCTCAAGAAGATTCAGGACCAGCAAGGCGTGGAATCCTATCTCGTAAAGATCGACACAACCACAACTACTCAGGTAGACGTGGAAAACAAGACCATCCGTGGTAAGATTTTCGTGGTTCCTGTTCGTACTCTTGAGTTCCTTGACCTTAGTTTCGTTCTTACGAACCAGGGTAACTTCAATATCGTGTGAAAGTGAAATATGTCGAAAGTAACCCCTGCCATTTTGAAAGCTACGATTCAAGAGTCCGTTAGGACGGCACTTGTGGAAAACAAGAATGTCCAAAGGACCATTCTTGAAAGCAGAGTTGCCTTAATCAATGAAATGATTGAAATAAATGAGGTCGAGTGGGTTGATAGGGCCAGAAAGTGGCTCAAGAACAAGGCATGGGGAGCCGAACAGGGCGCTAAGGACTTCTACCGCAATAAGGTCCAGATAAATCCCAAGGCCATTATTGATGACCCAGGAAATGTTGCTTCCCTCATGGATACTACAATTGCCAAAGCCAAAAAAGACGTTACTGCCTTCAAGGCAGATGCTCTTAGAAGCTCCGAGGCAATCAACAAACTTCAGAACTCTGTTTTTGATCTCTTTGGTAAGTTCAATAATCTCCAAGACAAATTGCCCCAAGACGAAAACGGCAACAAGATAAGGGGCAAATACGAGAGAGAAGTAATGCAGGTTGTGGGCATGTTTTACGTTGCCCTCATGGAAGAAAAAAAGAGAATTGAAGTTTATCTGAGTGCTCTCGCCCAGGAGGCAGGAGCCAAGGGATATAATCTTGGTCAGTCAGCTACCGCCTTTGCCGGGTATAGACCAGAAAGAACCCCAAAAGTTGTGGGCTCTAGAGTAGTTGAACCAGAAGATGAGCCAGTAGCAAGACCGGCAGTAGCGTCAGGATTTAGAGGAGCAAGAGCATGACAACGGAAAAAGTGAAAAAAGTTTCTCTTGAGGATCTCAAGGGAATGGTCAAGGAGGCAGTAGCCCTTCAGCTTGGCAAAGGCGCCGGCAAGAAAAAAGAGTCCGGCGTTGAGAAACGCGAGGACATGAAGAAGGACAAAGAAAAAGGCGACAAAAAGCCATTTGGCGGCAAACAAGCTGCGCCCTTTGGTTCCAAAAATGAGGGCACCAAGAAAATGACTCTGGAGCAACTCAGGGGCATGGTCAAGGAAGCTATTTCTACAAAACTCAGAGAAATGGGACACGAGTGGGGAACAGAGTTTGAACCAGGGGAAGACGTATCCCCGGCAGACGTGGGCGATGACGCCCCAGAGCCCGTTAGGTCCCCAGAACAAAAAGCCAAGGCATATAACCTCGCCATGGGCACCGACCCTTCTCTTGAGGGCTGGGAGGCCAAGGCCTTGGAAGACCTTGAAATCGCCATTTCCCAGCTTGGTCGTCTTGGAATAACCAAGGGCGGCAGAGCGGGCTTGGCAGCCAGAGTTAAAGAACTCGAAAGCATGCTTAATGTTCCGACGCCCGGAAGACACTTCGCCGGGGACAGGGACGACATAAATGATGCATATGAGCCAGCCTTTAAGCCCGGTGGAGCACGTCCAGAAGCCTCTGGTGGACCTGCCGTTGGTGGTCTTATGAAGCACGACCCACGGAGAGCAGGCGGGGATGACCCAGTTGTGGCCCACGTTAACAAGGGCGGGCAACTCGTTCCCGTTAAAAAGAGCGAAATGCCTGGTGGGCGCAAAATCTGAAAGAAGCGTGACATGACCAATTCTCCCAATAACAAAATATCCCTTAAGGAATTCCAGGCTCTAGTTAATTGCTCCTCCGAGGAACCTGACCTGGCTCAGATTTGTGAAAATGCCCAAAACCTAGCCGGGGGCATTATGGACGTTTTGGGATTCGAGTGGATCTAAAAACCAAAACAGCACAATATTTAGAAGAGGAAACAAGGATAAAATAAAATGGCCACAACTTTAGACGTAACTGAGATGCTTCCAACGAAGTTTCAACCCATTGCAAAAAGACAATTCCTTTTGGCAATCGAGGGCGTGGATGCATTTTTGGTAAAAACCGCTGCTCGTCCCACGATCACCACTGAGGAAGTAGCTATTAACTGGATTAACTCCACAAGATATATCGCCGGAAAGACGACTTTCGGTACAATGGCAGTAACCCTGCATGACGCTATCGCACCCTCAGGTGCCCAGCAAGTCATGGAGTGGGTGCGTTTGTGCTTTGAGTCAGTGACCGGCAGATCCGGCTATGCCGACTTCTACAAGAGAGACATTCAGATTAAGATGCTTGACCCAGTTGGTACCGTGATTCAGCTTTGGGACATCAAGGGAGCCTGGGTTCAAGAGGCAAACTTCAATGACGTAACCTATGAGGGAAGCGACCAGACCGAAATTGCTCTTACTATCAGATTTGACAACGCGGTTCTTCAATACTAGTTCTCTTCTTTGTACTACACAATCATCAATTTACCAGGTATCGGACTCAATCTCCCTCGCAAGTCTTTATGCCCTGGCCCGCGAGAACGGGTGGACCCCAAAAGAATAGAATTTCCTTGAGTTTGCCGGGGTGGAAAACTGGCAAAATGAGTTCCCGTGGGATATTTATCCCAGGGTATATGGGAATAAATCCAAAAAAGCTCTCCAGAATTCAGCTTTCTGAAATGATCCAAAGGATGATCCAGGAAGCCATTGAGGAAGCTGGACCTCCCAATATTGGCTATTTAAATAAAAAGGGAGCCCCTAACCTCTCTGCCTGGGGAGCGCAACCGCCTGCCTCTGGTGAGACGCCACCGCCTCCTGCTGCCACGAAGGCTCCTGTAGGGCCAACTGGGATCTCTGGCGACACCACAGGGGAGGAAGTCGTATCCGCGCCGGATAAAACCGTTGCCCCTCTTTCGCGTCAGGGTGCTCCACAACAACCAACAACAATAGCAGGCGTAACAACGATGTTACAAAATGCATCTAAAGAACAACTTGAACAAATTAGAGCTCTTTTAGCTCAGAAACCACCAGTATGAAAATTTCCCTAAAAGAACTCAAGGTCCTCATTTCTGAGGCCGTAGACAATAAAATACAAGAATCTCCGACCGGTGATATCGGTTCCACCCACAGTTGGGCTAACTTGAAATACCTGCTTGGCAGGGGACATCTTGAAGGCTCCTGGCGGGTTATTATGACTGCCATGGAGGAAACCGGCGGGGACCCACAAAGAGCGATGTTTCTGTTAAAAACATCTATTGCAAAACTTGAAATAAAACTTGAAAAAGAACCAAAACCCTCAGAGGAAGAAGGTATGGGACCCGAGAGCGAAGAAGATCCCGTTTTTACCAAATACTAGTATGATTTAACCCATTTTTCAAAAAACCAAGACAAATATATTTACTCCTAGCACACTTGATGTGACTAGGAGTTTTATTTTATGAGTGATGACAAGAAGGACGACAGAGAAACGAGAAATTCTGTCTTTGCCGCAAGAGATGCCGCAGAGAGAGCCATGAGTGTTTCAAAAGAAGAGATAATGAAAAGGGACTTCGGACTTGACATTCCAACCTCTCTTGTTCCTCTTCCTAGCATGGGACTTGTTTATCCATCCGATAATCCACTACATCTAAAAGAACATGTTGAAATCCGGGGCATGACCACCAGGGAAGAGGACATTCTCATGTCCAGGGCTCTTATCCGTAAGGGCACTGTCATTTCTGAGCTTATCAAATCCTGCATCATCACCCCGGGGGTGGATGTAACTGGACTCATCGGCGGAGACAGAAACGCCCTGATGGTCTCCATCCGTATTCTCGGATACGGGGCCGAGTATCTTGGAAATCTTGATTGCCCTAAGTGCGAACACAAGAATGAACTAAATACCGACCTGAGACAGCTTGAGATTAAGTCGCTTAAGGCTGATCCGATTGAAGCTGGGAGCAACAGATTTTCTTTCAGCCTTCCTGTTTGCAAGAAGGAAGTTGTCTTCAGGTTTCTGACCGGCAAGGAAGAGGAAGAGATTCTCGCGACTCTTGAGATGAAGAAAAAGAAGGGCATTCAGAACGACAACGTTATTACCACCAGACTGCTTTACTCCATTTTGTCCGTGGACGGGATCACCGACAGGACCAAGTTGAGTCAGTTTATTTCCTTTATGCCAGCCAGGGACTCTATTGCCCTGAGGCAGTACATGGATGATATTGAACCGGGCATTGACATGAAATTCGAATTTACGTGCTCAAATTGTGACCACTATGAGGTGATGCCCCTTCCATTGGGACCGAGCTTTTTTTGGCCCAACGCCAGAAGATAGGGAACAGCTGATTCTTGAGCCCTTCTTTGCCTTGTCTTACTACTTTGGCATGGACTGGGTGACGTTCTATAATTTTCCGATTACCTACAGAAGATGGCTCATCAAACGCATCAATGAGGAATTTGAAAAAGCCTCCAAGACCGACAAGTCCCCGCCAAGTAAGGCGGCTCATCACAATACCCCAGATATTCGTGCCCTACAAGGCCATGCCAGACCTCAGGTTCCGGCTAAATTAAGGGGCAGAAACTTCTAGAGTCTTTGGAGTTTGTCAAGTCCCATGTAGGCAGTGTCGTGCCCTCTGCACTTGCCCTCTGCCATGATATTTCTAAACTCCCCCAGGGGAACGACCTGCACTTCCAGAAACTCATTTGGATCCAGGTCTAGTTCTGCAACTTTCTTGCACCCAGTTATCATAAACATGTGACGAACCCCGGTGCTGTATGGGGAGTAGTTCAGGGCAGCAAGGAACACCGGGGGCTTTCCGGCAAACCCGGTCTCTTCCATGAGTTCCCTCGCGGCTGCCTCTGCCGGATCTTCCCCGTCGTCTAGTCCTCCGCCTGGTAGCTCCAGGGAAATCTGTTCTATTCCTGGACGAAACTGCCTCACACAGAGAACCTCTTGATTCTCGGTCAGGGCAAAAATCTGTACGGAATGATTATCCTCATCCACAAAGAATTTTTCTGTCATCCCGTTTGGGAGTTCCATTGTCTTTATGAGGATTTTCTTTCCATAGCCCGATTCCTCGTCATGGATTTTTATTCTCTTCTTGTCGAGAACCCTGTGTTTCTTTCCGGCCTTGGTGGTCATGGAAGGCAAACTTTTCTCAGAGCGGCCATTTATTTCCAGTTATGTGCTGGAATTTAGCTGCCGTCATATTTTTGAGGTTCATTTTATCTATAACCGAGTCAATCGTGGCTCCAGGACGCTTTAGTTCGTCCTGGAACGCCTTGGAGGCTACGATGGCATCTGCCACCGCCCGAAGCTCCTCCGGCTTTCCACGGAGCTTTAAAAATGCCCCAGA